TGCACAGTTCCCAGTGATGGGTGAAGCTGCTGCCGCATACCATACGCCCGGTAATGAACTGCTGGGTGCGCAGAACATGCGCCATGGTGAGAAGGTCATCGGCATCGACAGCCTCCTGGTCTCGCATGAGTCCCTGGCGAACATTGACGAAGCGATGAACCACTACGACGTGCGCTCTGAGTACGCTCGTAAGATGGGGCAGGCTCTGGCCAATAAGTCCGACACGCAGCTCCTGCAACAGGCTGTCCTGTGTGCTCGTGAGTCTGCAACCCTGACGGGCGGCAACGGTGGTACGGCTCTGACCGACGCTGATGCTGACACCAGCGGTTCTTCGCTGGCCGCGACTTGCTACACCATTGCACAAACCTTCGATGAAGTGGATGTGCCTGAGCAAGACCGTCACCTGATCTTGAAGCCTGCGCAGTACTATCTGCTGGTTCAAGAGAAGGATTACATTGACCACGATTACTCGCGTGCAAATGGTGACCTAGCGATGGCGGACATCCGCCGGATTGCTGGTCTTCAGATCCACAAGTCTAATCACGTCCCGTCCACCAACATCGCTTCGGCGGAAACGGGTGTCAGCTCTCTGAACACCTACCACGGTAACTTCTCAACGACTGTCTGTGTCGCATTACACCGCACTGCCATTGGCACGGTGAAGCTACTCGACCTCGCTGTGGAGAAGGAATACCAGATCCGCACGCAGTCCACGCTCATGGTTGCCAAATACGCCATGGGTCACGGTCACCTGCGTCCAGAAGCAGCAGTCGAAGTGAAGACTGCATAAGCAGTATCTCACTGACCCACCCAAGGGGACCTCTTCGCGTAATGCGTTGGGGTCCCCTTTTTTTTACAGGATGCTCCGATGACGACCATTACCGACATGGAGAGGCTAGAAGCCGTCAACATCATGATTGGCACCATCGGGTTATCCCCGATCAACTCTCTCGAAGGTTCATTGACTGCGGACATCGCGACTGCCATCAGCGTACTCGACGAGACGACCCGCGATGTATTGGCCGAAGGCTGGCACTTCAACACCGAATATGATGTCCCACTTGCACCTAACGGGAGCAACGAAATCCCATGGCCTGACACCTACGCATCCATTGATCTTGAAACAAAGAACAACATTGGCGATGCGGACATCATCAAGCGCAACGGGAAGATATACGACAAAAAGAACCGCACCTATACATGGACCAATACGCTGAAGGTAACGGTCATCGAGTACATCGCCTGGGCGGACCTTCCCCAAGCAGCTCGTGCGTACATCGCCATCAAGGCTGCGCGTAAGTTCGCTGACCGCGTTGTCGGCTCCACTGAGATAGACGCATTCACCCAAGATGATGAACTGTTCGCACGGTCGTTGATGACTGACAACGAAGCCGCCCAGGCTGATTACAGCATCTACGACAACCACGATGCCGCACGCCCTCTCTTCCGCACGCAGGGCCACTACTACCGAACGAACAGGTGATGTCATGCCCACTAGGTTAATGAGTAGGTCCATCCCGAACCTAGTGAACGGGGTGAGCCAGCAACCACCATCACTTCGATTGGCTTCACAGTCACTGTCTGAAGTTAACCGCATGCCGTCCGTCGTAGATGGCAACAAGCGAAGACCCCCCACGAAGTTCATCGCGAAGCTTGCGAGTGGGTCCATCGGTGACGCGCATATACACACGATCAATCGTGATGTCAGCGAACGATACGTTGCAGTCATAGGTGCCAACGGCGCCATCACCGTACACGACGTCGACGGAACTGCAGAGACCGTTAACTTTGCTGACTACACACGGACGTTTATTGACGACGCCACAGCCACTGTTACTGCCACAGGCGTTCAGATATACATTCCGAGCGCCGAGTCCACCGTCAAGCTAACGACAACCGGCATCACCACAGCCACGGTCATATGGGAGAAGGCAGACGACGCAGACTTCACGGTCAACGTCAGCACCCTCAGGACCGACACCGCCAACACCGATGCAACTGTGTCTTGGACACCAGGCACCGACAACGGCAAGTTCGTTCGCGCACGGCTTAGTTCCTACACCAGCGGAACCATCGCGGCGACCATGACGTGGAAGGACATAAAGTACCTGCAAACGTCTACGCCGAGTGATGACATCCGTACTATCACAATTGCGGACTTCACCTTCATCGTGAACAACACGCTGTCTTGTTCGCTACTCGATGACCTGTCCGCAGCCAACGAGTCTGAGGCTCTGGTCTCTGTGAAAGAGGCTAGCTATCAAACGGACTACAACATTTACATTGATGGTGTTCAGCAGGCCACGTTCACGACTGGGTCCTCAGGTGCGCTATCAACGATTGCCGTAGCGACAGACCTGGAGACTGACCTCGGTAGCGTTTCTGGCTTCACGATAACGCGTGAAGGTTCCACCATCCGAATCATCAAAGATGATGGTACGGACTTCTCGATCAAGGTCGAGGACTCGAAAGGTGGCTCTCACTTGAAGATAGCCAAGGGCACTGTGCAAGAGTTCACTGACCTACCCGCAGTCGCTCCTGTAGGCTTCAAGGTCAAGGTGCTGGGTGACACTGGTGCAAACCAAGACGACTTCTACGTTCAGTTCTCACCTAACAACTCTGGCTTGACGTTTGACGACGGTCAGTGGGAAGAGACGGTAGCACCTGGTATTCAGTTCAGGCTGGACCCGATGAACATGCCTCATGCTTTGGTCCGTACTGCTGGCGGTAACTTCGAGTTCCAGACTCTCACTTGGGATGCTAGAACTGCAGGTGATGCAGAAAGCAACAAGAACCCCTCGTTTGTCGGCAAGAAAATCAACGACGTGTTCCTGTTTAAGAACCGACTGGGCTTCCTGGCTGACGACAAGGTCATCATGTCCGAGCCTGCAGAGTTCTTTAACTTCTTCCGCAAGACCGTCACCACGGTCCTCGATACGGATCCAATTGACGTTGCAGCATCACATCACAAGGTGTCCGTACTGCGGCATGCCGTGCCGTTCGACAAGACGCTGCTCCTGTTCTCAGACCAGACTCAGTTCCGTCTTGAAGGTGGCGACACTCTTACGACCAAGACAGTGTCAGTGGCCCCCACAACGGAATATGAGGCGAACATCAGCACACCGCCAGTAGCCATGGGCTCCTCGGTGTACTTTACAGCGAACCGGGGGCAGTACAGCACTGTGCGTGAGTACTTCGTCCAGAGTGACTTGTCAGGTGACGACGCTGCCGAAGTGTCAGCTCACGTCCCGAGTTACATACCTCCAAACGTGAACACCCTAGCAGGCTCACCAAACAACAACCTACTCTGTGCCGTCACTGATAACAGCAGCGAGCTGTGCGTCTACCGCTTCTATTACGCCGGACAGGACAAGGTTCAATCAGCATGGGTGAAGTGGAGCTTCAACGAAGGGACAGTTATCAACTGTTCGTTCATTGAGTCCACCCTCTTCCTGGTGATGCAGTACTCGGACGGCTATTACCTACAGAAGATGGATATCGAGGACGGCTACGAGGATGAGGCCGTGAACAGCAGGCGCATGATCTACCACCTGGACAGACGCATCACTGAGGCCCAGTGCTCCAGCGTTGTGTATGACTCAGGTACGGACAAGACCACGTTCACCCTGCCGTACATAATCGACACGAGTAAAACTTACACC